AAGCCGGTAAACTTGTGAGCAAGTTTCCACATGAGATAGATGAAAGCGATTCCGAGAAGGAAAGGCCATGAGACCTGAACGAGCCAAAGCCCAAAGTCTACTGCGGTTCCTACCAATGCAACGAAAATCGCATAAATAGAAGAAGCAGAAAGACCGATCGAGTTAAAGACCGCGGTCGAAGTTGCGGTTAGTGCTGGCATCTGTTTGATGTAACTGAATTGTTGTTCATTTAGAGTGTTGAACTAAGCACCGACCTTTGACCTACCCGAACCCTAACGGATCCATGACAGGCCGATTCCACGATCCCAACCAGAAGAGATCGCGGAATCGGACTACCATTTAAAATGACTGAAAACCTTAGAAAGAATATAGAGAGCAAGCGCAACGACAGGCGCCCAGATATACATCATAAGTATATCTTGGTTTATTTGGACTGTTGAGCTTGCTACTGTGTTTATCATCGTGATATTTCTTTTACAAAATCAGCGACCCAACACATAAAGACATTAAAAACCTTAATCGACTAATTGAACTTTATAGTATTGTTAAAATTGAATCAGAAGAAGATTTAATGAAACAATTTGATGATACTGAATATCAAAAATATAAACCTGAGTATGATAAAATAAGAAAAGAGTTAGAACCATTTTTTAATAGAGAAAATATTGGAAAAATAAGTACAGCTATAATAAATATTACAAATCCATATAAAGAAGAGATAGTTCAAGAGGATTTACAAAATAATAGAGATGCTTATAAAAATGGACACGATGGTGCTTTTTTAATGTATGGAGACCATTTTCTTGTAAACAATAATACTAATCAAATTCATATATTAGGTTCTAAACAAGATATAAAAGGATTTAAAGAGTTTGTAAATAAATACACAGCACTTGATGACATAGATGTATATGAATTTCCTAAAATGCCTATGAAGTTTAGCTTTGTAGAGAGACTAAAAAATAATGAAAAGACTATATCAGTAAGACCAGTAGAACACAAATCAGGTACATATAGATTTGGTGATGAGTTATTTAATGTAGATAACTTAGGATTAGTTGATTATGAAGTGGCTTTAAAGATACTTGATATTGATGCTGATGAGTTTACTAAACAGTTTATAGGTGATGAAGAAGTAAAATATGAGCATATAAAGAACTGGAAAGATGGTAAAGGAGTAATGTATGTATATTCTATAAATAAAATAGATTCTCCTGAAGACCAAATGACAGAAAGTTTAGAGAATAAATTTGATAGAGAAAGACTGAGATTATCTCGATTAATTAAAACTATCTCTAATAAAATCAAAAGAACTAAAGATGAAGGAGTTAAAGAAACTTTAAAGATTCAAAAGAATAGATTACAAGACCAGCTAAAACAATTAGAATCTGCTGAGAATCAAAGTTTAGTTAATGTAATTACACAAGCTCAAGACCACTTAAATCAAGTAGATGTGATATTACGTAATCCAAGTCCTGAGAATATCAAATTAGCTTATGATTATATAGTTGGTTATCCTGATTTATTACAATCATTTGAATATATTGATGATGCTGAAGCTCAGAAAGTAGCAACTCTAATCAATAATATAAATAAGAAAATATTAAAGATTGATGATGTAGCTACTAATTTAGTTGGTAAAATTATACACGATAGAAGTAGTGGAAGATATACAGCAAGTTCTGTTAAAGAGAGCTTATTTGATGATTCAATGGCTATTGCTACTATATATGATGCAAGTAAATCTAAGAATAAACTAGTTAAAGTATTAGACTTAGCTTTAAAAGAAGCTGAAATTAGAATTAAAGATGCTTATTACCAATACTCAAATCAAGTTAAGCCTATAGTTGATGAGTTAAAGTCTTATCAAAAATCAATGGGATTAAAAGGTGATATGGTATTTGATTATATGTTACAGTATGAAGATGGAAAAAGAAATGGAAATACTGTAGGTCCATATATAGCTGATTATTACACAACTAAAAAGAATCTTGCTAAAGAGAGTACATATAAACTTGCTAAGTGGTTAGGTAATAATCATAGTTATACTATTAATCAAGAGGCTTGGGAGAACTTTAAGAAAGAGAAAAGAGCTTGGGCTAATAGTATCCAACCTGATGCTATGAAAGCTGAGTATCTTGGTGATATGATTATATCTCAAGCTAATCCAGAAACATATATTAAGATTCTACAAAAAGCTAAGACTTCTAAAATATCTGAAGCTGAGGCTAACTTTGTAAAGGAGTATAATAAGAATCATAGAAAAAGATACAAAGGTCAAGATATACTTGTAGAGAAAGTAGATGATAAATGGAAGGATTCTAAGTATACTGAGATTATGAATCTTGATGATGCTGACCCAAGAAAGAGATTCTATTTATACTATAATGAAAAGATAAAACAACAAAGGGAGCAAGTAGGGGAGTATATAGATAGATTCTTACCTTATTCATATATACCCGAATTAGAACCTTTAAGTCCTTTTTATAAGAATCTTCCTGATAAGTTTCTAAACTCTATATCTCAAAGAATACGTTCATCTAAAGTAGAGGAATTAGACCCTGTTACTGGTGAACCTATAATGACTGTGCCTTTATTTAGTTTATCAAGAAGTTTAAATGCTGATGAGAAGTCATATGAGTTAGATAAAGTGTTGGATAACTTCATGATGGATACTCTCAATAAGACTTATAAAGAAGAAATTGAAGATGAAGCTAATGTAATGTTACAAGTATTAGCTAACAGAGATTACTTTGTTACAGATAATGCTGGTAATGTAGTAACATATGAAGGTAATCCTCAAACTAAGAAGATACAAAACTCTAATAGTTATCAAATAGCTAAATATACTACTATGGCTAAACTATATGGTATTAGTCAAGATATTGAAGGAGTTACAAGTATAAAAACTCTTAATAAGAAAGATGCTCAAGAGTTAACTGAATTAGAATTTTTAGAAGAAAAAACACCAGAAGATTTACAAAGAATAGCTGAACTTAAATCAAGACAACAAAGTGTAACAGGAACTAAAGTAGCTAATAGTATAATCAAGTTTACATTATATAAAGCACTAGCCTTTAATCCTATATCTGGTATAACTGAGATGATTCAAGGATTGTCTTCTAATTTTATTGAAGCTGCTTCAGGTAAATTCTTTAATGAATCTAACTATTGGAGAGCAGTAGGATTGATGATTCATTCAAGAAAACCTGGATTAGAAAGAAGTAGAATAGGTAAAATACTTGATGCTTTTGATGTAGTAGGAGAAATAGACCCTGGATTTAAACATGGTGATAGTTCTGCTTTCTGGGTACTTAAACAAGCTGATAAGTTTTCTAAAGGAGTTAGTCTATTTGCATATTTAGACCATCAAAAGATTAAAGATAAACAAGGTAATGAACATAATCTACTTGATTATATTACTGTAGATGAAAACAACAATCTTTCTCTTACTGATTTAGAGAGCTTTGATAATCCTTTTTATGATGAGAATAACAATCCTACTAAGTATAAGATAGATACTCAACTTAAGATTAATGAAATAGTTAAATCTATATTAGCTAGGAATAACTCTACTGACCCTATTCAAATGAATAAGAAATGGTATTTCAGAATGATAGGACAATTTAGAATGAGCTGGATGTTTGAAGGATTTAATAGAAGATTTGGTGAACAGAAAGATAATCTTATATTAGAAGCTGATACTAAGGGATACTATAGAAGTACTTGGGAACAGTTCTGGAATAAAGATGGAAACTTTAGTTTTAATGATGGAATGAAAGCTATCTGGAGTGTATTATCAAAACAAGATAATAACCTTTCAGAGTTAGACAAAACGAACATTAAAAAATTTTTAAGAGAAATCTCACTAATACTTTCAACTTATACTCTTTGGATGATATTCTCTGGAGTAGAAGATGATGATGAGGAAGATGGTGTATTCTTTAGTAAAACAGCCAACTTCCTCATAAATCAATCTTATAGAGTAAATCGTGATTTAACATTTTTCATTTCTCCTTCTTCTGCTATAGAAGTAACAAGTAATATAGCTCCTGCTCTTAAGACTTCTGCTGATGCAATGAGAATCATAGATGCTATGGTTAAAACTGCTACAGGTAATCCTTATGTATATGAAGGTACTAAAAGAGAAGAGCTTAGAGTTCCAAGAGCTATAGAGAAGTTTACTCCTATTGTAAATCAACCAAGAAGATTATACTCTTGGATGACTGAAGATGTGTTTAAGTAGGAAGTTTAACTTGAAACTTCTTATACTTAGCTCCTTTAAACGAGTAAAAACCACTAATCAAATACTCTTGAAATTGAAGGATTCTTCTAAAGGTCATAAAACTTTTTGCATCTTTAGCTATTCTTAAAGCTACTATTGTTTGATGTCTATTGTGTATAAAGCTCATATTCCTATATCCTCAGTTTTACCTGTCTCTTGAGATAGAGATTCATATTGTTTAATCAGATGGTCTAAACATTCTAGTGTATTAGGAGCAGTTTTCTTACGATAATTATAAGAACTTACAGTTAACCCACTACGTGTAAATACAGTAGCTGTATATTGCATCTCCTCTTTACCTGTTTCATGTATAAGAGATTGAATATTAACTCCAGAGAATCTATATTTATCTCCAAACCATTCTTTACCTAATCTTGCTACCTCTCTGTTTAATTCTTGTATTGTGTTTATTTTAATCATATTGATTTAATTAAATTTAATATGTGTTCTTTTTGGTCTTTTGTTATAGGGTCTTTAGCTCCTGATATTATTCTTGCCCATTGTTGAGTGTTAATATTGAATATAGCCATTCCATCAACATATAAATACCCATGTGAGGTAATATATTCAAATCTTGGAGTTGGACTGATTGTGAATGTATCACCATAACCCGCATAAATACTTTCTACTAACATTCCTGGTTTATATTTACTTTTAGCTAATATTTCAGCTTCTAAACCAGTAAAAAACTGATTAATAGGTTTATTACTTGATGGACTACTCATATATCTTTTATTAATTGTAATATCTTTGATTTCTGTTCTTTGGTTATAATTCCATTTGGGTGTGTTGCAATCTTAGCCCAAACTCCATCAGGAGTTCTAATATTATAACTTCCGAGTATCCAACTACCTGAATGCTCATAATAATAACACTCTTGTTCTTGTTTACGAGGAGTAGGCCCCCACATATAATTATCTATAACAGGATAATAAGTACACCCAATAGGAAATCTTCTTTTTGCTTCTTTTAATAATTGTTCTCTATCCATTATATTTCTTTAATTAAATTAAGAATAGTTTGTTTCTGTTTTTGAGTTATTTTAGGTGTAGGAAGAGATACTATTTCAGCCCAATCTCCATACCTAAAAACACGAGTAGAGTCTGTATTTTCACAAACTACTATACACTCATTTAAGTTTAATAACCCTTGGTCATCATGTTCTCTAATATCAAGATAGAAATCATGGGTAGATATACACTCCTTATTAAAATTTGAAGCACACTTAACTACAGTTCCTATAGGATAACGTCTTTTAGCTTCAATTATTAATTCTTCTTCTCTCATATCTCTTTAATCATTTTAAGTATATTCTGTTTTTGTTGTTTTGTAATAGTTGAAGGTTTTGATATAATCTCTGCCCAAATACCTTTAGTATAAATACGTCCTATTAAATCATCTGCTAAAATAGTTACAATCTTAATATCAGAGTAGTCCCCATTACAGTCAAACTTAAAATTCTGTGGAACAACACAATTCTCCCAACCACCTGTAGAATTAAATACAGTTCCTGGAGGATACCTTAATTTAGCTTGTTCTAATAATTCTTTTTCTTCAGATTTCATGTATCATCTTAATTAATGTTTTCTTTTGTTCTAATGTCATCTTTGATTTAGTAGTAGGTTTAATGAGAAACTTTTCTGTTTTGAAATCATATATACTACATAATCTTCCTACTTTTGTAATTCCTATTAGATAATCTAAACTTTGGTTATTAGCAAAACTTACTAAACCTTTATAAGTAGTAAAATCTTTAAATTCATTACTGAAATGTTCTTCAGCTATTTTTAATACATAATCTTCTGGAATTTTAGAATCAAAAAGAGAATTATGAATTATTGTGTATATATTATTATCAGAGTCTTTAATCCTATAATACCAATAATTACAATCAAAATCATATTCATATCTCACCATTCTATTCTACTATTACCATGTTTCTCTAAGTAATTAGAACATTTACTAAATACTTTATTACAATCCCAAATCTTATTGTTGTAAGCTGCTGATGCTGGATGAGATGCTTCAAGAACTAAATGATTTGAACTAATTAGTTTACTAAACTTTCTTGCTTCAGCTCCAAGTAATATAAAAGGTACATTAGATTTATTATCTGATATTGTTTTAATAGTTAAACTAATAAAATCTTTCCATATATCTAAGTGTACACCAGATTGACCTAATTCTGTAGTAAGAGCTGCATTAAGCATCAATACTCCTTGTTGAGCTAAGTAATCTAAGTTATTAGAAGTATCTATTTTAAACCCTCCATATACATCTTCTTCAATAGCTTTATGGATATATTTTAAACTAGGAGGAGTGTAGAAATCAATTCCTGAACTAAATGCTACTCCTGTAGCTACACCTTTAGTATTATATGGGTCTAATCCAACTATTACTGCTTTTAAGTGTTTAAATTGTGTTAGTTTATATGCTTTAAGTACATCATCTCCTTTAGGTTCTACGTGTACTTGTTTACGTCTTTCTGATAAAAAACTAATTGGAGTAGAGAGTGTAGATATTACACCCTCTTCTCCTAGTTCATTATACCAGTCTCCAAGTCTTGTTTTAAGTATTTCTCTAAGTTCCATTCTTCTAATATTAATTGTTCTACAGTCTGTCCTTTCTCAAGTAAATCTAAATTAATAGTTAGATTCTCTTCCATTCTTTCTAGTCTATTTATAATAGATAAGTAGTAATCTCTTTCTTCTTTAGTAATCATGATTTATACTTTACAGTTATTCTTATACCAAGTTTATCACAAGCTACTGACTTAGCTTTCTTAGCAAGTATCATAGCTAAACCTCTTGTCTTTTGAGGATTGTTAAGCAACTTTTTAGCAGCAGCAGTTATTGATTCATACTCACCTACTTGCTCTCCTGTCTTGTAATTAAAGACTAATACAGGTCTTTTAACTTCATCTATATACTCGTATGTTTTCATGATTCTGTTTGTATTATTTTCCACTCAAAATCTGAATCATAATCTGTCTTAAAGAAGTAATGTCCCCCTGTTTTATGAATTACAAAATTCTTATTCCACCAATGAGTTTTTCTAAACTCTGCTATAAGTTCTTCATTATCTGACCATCCTCCTGTACTTATTGATATTAAGTCATTTGTTTTAGTTATACTTCCATATCCTGTATCATATAAACTCTCAAATAATTCAAATGCTTCATCACAAGTACTTATAATTTTTTCAATCTCAGCTTTAGACTCAGCTTCAGGTAATTCTGAAAGTCTTTTAAAATCAAATATATATTCTTTAAATCTGTTCATATAATATCTATATTAATATTCTCCTCAATAGGGTTCTTAAATTTAATAGGTTCAACATCTACATCAACAATAATAGGTTTAAGAGATTTGTAGTTCTTATAAAACAAATCTATTCCTTCTTCACCATATCTATGTATGTAGGCTCTTAGTACTACAGGAGGATAATCAGTAACATCTTTAAGTATATTAGCTGCTTTAACTGCACCTAATCCTTCAATACCTTTAGTGTTATTGTGTCCTCCTGTAATCATCTCTGTCCAAAACTTATGAGTTTCTTCTTCTTTGGTTACAGTAATCCAAGTATCTTTTTTCCAATTATAATGAGTTCCTTCAGTTCCTAATATATCAGAATCAATAGCACATATAAATGAATTAGGTATACTTTTACTTGATATAACTAAATCATCTACTTCCATATTATCTACTTGTATTGCTCCCCATTCTTTGATTAAATAAGTCTTTACAAAATTCCACCATACTGGAGCTTCTTTATTTCTATCTTGTTTATATTCAGGATTAAACTTCAATCTGTAATCAATTGTATTATTTCCTTTTATATATGCAACATAGCTACTTGCTTTAGATTTGGTTAGTATCTCTCTCATCATAAAATCAGCCGATAAAATTAATTCTTCGGCTGATTTTTCTTCATATACTAACCTACCTAATTCATCTCTTTGATAAATTGGATTACCTTGTTCATCTTTGTCTATTTCAATCTTCTTTCCTGCTCCTATAGCATAGCATAAGCTATCTAAGTCAATAATAGCTGTACTCATTTATTTAAAGTTTTCATCTGGATAACAATTTAATACTTCTACTTTAGTAATTCTATGATTAGCTTGTTCATTTAATGGAGGAATACTGTCTGCTATGTTATTTAGTGCTGCTTTAACATGTAATTTAGCAAAGTCCCTCATTATTACAACAGCATCATCTGAATAATGAGTATCATAAAACTCTCTTGCTGAAGGAACTTCACTTGTTGTTTTTATTTTATTCATTGTTTAATAGTTAAAATATATTCTGCTAATTTAGTTCTACCATAAAAGCAATTATCACAAAAACACTGTTTTACGTGTCCTAGTCCTTCTTCATAAACATTAACAGTATCTTCAGATTCATCACGTATGTAATTAGGGTTTCTTTTATCATGATAACACAACCTTGATTTTATTTCTTCATCTGTCATAGTCTAAGGCCAATTAATATTAGGATTTACGTAGTGTAAATAGTTATTAATAACTTTTACTTTATTTGTAGTTAACCAAGTAAAGAATGCTTGTCTTGATAATTCTTGTGTAGCCAAATAATTCAAATCAAATCCTAATACAGCAGTATGCCCATAAGGAGTATCAATGTACATTTGACCAAAGTTACCAAGTTCTTTATACTTGTATTTTAGATGAGGACTAGTTAAAGTCCAATCATTTGCTAATTGTTCTAGTGATTGTTTATAACTCATTTTTTGCTAATTTAATTAGTTGTTTAATACAAGCTTGTTCTGCTTCTTCGTATGTTCTAAAATGTAAACTACTATCTTTTGAATATGAATGAGAATCATCTATTATATTTTGTTCATCATCACAAATGTAAAATGCAAATAAACTTTTATCTTCATATCCATTTGCGGATTCTATAAATCCAAACAATACATACTTCTCTCTAAGCCATTTAAAAGCTTGTTGATATAGTGGTGCTAAAATAATCTCAACTGTTGTAGCTGTAACTTCTTTTTTAGATAATACATGAAACTCAAAATCTTTTCTATCCCATTTATTAACACCAGTTAATCTTTTATCGTGATAATAACCAAAACAAGGCTCATCAAACCCTAACTCACGTAAAGCTAAAGCATCTTCGTATTCTAAAAATTGTTCTTTCATTTCATTTCGTTTAAAATTGATTGTAATCTATTTATCTTCTCGTAATCTTATAAATCTAGGATGTCTAAATTTATTATCTGGTGTCATCTCCATACAAGAAACTTCTATTGTTTGACCAATTAATGTAGGAGAGTAATATTCAACTCTTTCTTCATCAGTTAATCCAGTTCCAACATTACCTAACTCTGTAGTAAATCCTCCAAGTCTTCCTTTATTTCTACCCTTACCTTCAAATATTCCAGTAACAGTTACATCATAAGTTTCTTCATTTTTTACTTTAAGTCTTTTATCATTCTGCTTAAGAATTAATCCTTCATGTCCTTCACTTCTGTACTTATCAAATAATTCAAGAATAAATTCTTTAGTAGGATTAGTAACTGTAGTAATAAATAATCTTGAATCTAAATTAGGATGTAGCTCATAAATATCTTCTTTGTTAATAGTAAATTCTTTTGTAAAAGTTCTGGTCTTTATTATAGTTTCTTTAAAACTTCCACAATAAATTTCAGCAACTTCTCCTGAAAAGTCTGGTATGTTATACAAAGGCTTTCCTTTTCTACTTAATTTTCCTTCTGGGGTATTATGACATCTTACACCATCTATTTTAATAGATATTTCCCAATTACCTTTTAAGTCTTCTTTATTCCAAAGATTAAATTTCATTTCATGTCGTTTAAGATACTAATTAATCTACGTCTATAATAATCATCTTCAGCGTAGTACTTCTGCAAATATACTAAGTATTCTTCAGATGATTTGATATTCCAACAATACTTATACTGCCACTCTTTATAATCATGTAAAGATTCTTTCCAAGAGTTATACTTAGCTTGTTTCTTATACATACTCTTAGAATAACCTCTATTAGAGTGCATCATACCTAAGTAGTTGTTTCTTTCAATTGCTTTCTTATCTGTAAAGTGACCTGATTCTAACATAGCTTGAGCTAATACTATATCAGGAAATTTAATATTAATTGATTTCATATAGTTGTAATACTCTTCAATCTCGAAGGTAAATAACAAACTATCTACAGTTAATGAATCATTATACTGTTCTTTGTGCTTGGTGTAAGAAGAGTTGTGTAGGATAATATACCCTAACACAACTACAACTATACCAATAGCACCTATTAGTGCTTTATTCATAAATCTAACTTTAATTGTTGTACTTCTTCTCTAAGGTCAGCATAGAAATTTAATACCAGTTTTCTATCATCTTCATGTGCTACAGGATAGTATAAAGGACTACCTGCATGAGTTATGAATTGGATATTATCATCTGGTAAAATTCCTAAATCAACCATAGAATCAGAAATTGTTTTGTAATGAATCCACGTATTATCTAAGTCCCAATTCTTTCTGTTAACTGGAGAGTGCATTTCCATATCAACTATAATTGGATAACTTAGATTTTTAAATGGTTTAATTCTTTTTAAGTGAAGTTTGTAGAAATCTTTAAGTCCAGAAACTATAGCCATCCTTTCAAATTCAGAACCAAATCCAGAGTAAAATGCTTGACCATTTACTATGTAATAACTTGGTTGACCTGCTTTTGTAGGATTAGCTATAATTCTTTTTCTTGTTTTTGAATCACATACAAATTTATCTAAATCAATAAAGTAAGTATTGTCTTTAAGACCCTTCTCTATATACTTAGGAAACTTGGTTACTCTTTGTCTCCCAGCTTTAGTAGAGAAATACTTAGCTTGTGCTGCTTTAGATTTTAGAACTTTAAGAGGAAATTTAGGGATTTCTATTTTTGTTATATATCTTACTTCACTTGGTTTCAACTTCAATAGTCCCATAATTTATCTCTTATAAAATTCAAATACATTTGTATTAGGGTCAAACTTCATTACTTGTTTATTGTTTACAAACTTATCACCTATTTCATTTCTACACATATCTCCACCTAATACTAATATTATAAAGGCATTTGGTGAATAATGTCTTAAAGTATCTGCACCATCAGTAATAATTAATCCAGGATTACCTTTTTTATTGATGTTCTCAATTACTTTATCTGTTGTTGTACCTCCACCAGGTTTATGATGTAGATAATCTAAAGCTCCTTGCTTAAGTTTCTTTACAGAGTTATCAAATACATAACAATCATTAATAAATCCAGCTTTATTAATTCGTAATGCTGTAAGTGCTGATAAATCATACCCTGTAATAGTTGTAGAACCATGTTTCTTAGAATTGAAGTGATAATTACTATCCATACTACCAGAATAATCAACATAAACATCAAACTTCATATGATACTCTCTTCTTGGTACAACTAAATCTAAAGCTGCTAAAGGATTAACACCATCAGGAAAAGCAAGTTCTTCTAAGTTAAGAATTTCATCATAATCATCTGCTTCAAACAAACTTTCTTCAAATTCTGTATATTTCTTAGAAAAATATGCAGTAGAACATTTAAGAGTCTTTGTAATAAAATTAGTTACTTTATCATCCTTGATATAAATTTCAGATAATAACTTAATATAATCTAATTGTTTATTCAAATCATGCTCACCAGATTCATCTCCAGGAAGTAATCCACCCATCTCTTCAGACTTTTGGATTTTATCATCTACTTCCTTTTGACCTTCTTTAATAGCTTTATCTAAAGCGGCATCTGAAGGTTGTGGTAATCCATCTCCTCCTTGTCCAAACTGCTTTTGAAGACCCTCTTCAGAAGTATCAGCTAGTACTTGCACTAATCTTGTAGTCATCTCAGCAGTTGCTAAAAAGCTATAAAAATTATGGTTTTGAGTTACAATACGTAAATAAGGATTATTAAATCTATTTACCATATTCATCTGCCATTTATTCTTACTATCTATTTTAGCAATCTTCATTTCAGATTGTTCTACTTTATGGAGATTATACATATCATATAAAACATAAGGAGGAAGTTTATCAAACTTCTCCATTGTTTTAGCTGCATCAAGACCTAAATCTTTAATCCTTCTGTTTACATAACCTCTCACATTTCTTCTTAAATCACCTTTAGAGAAATAATCTAATTTAGGTTGGATTATCTCTCGTTCAGTAATATTAAAAACTTCAGGTTTAGAAGTAAAAGAAGGAGTAGTAACACTACTCCCCTTTTTTAATAACTTCTCTTTCTTAAGTTTTGTTAATTTTGCTTTTGTTGTTCTAGCCATAATTAAACTGATTGAGCCATTGCTGATGATTCTTCTTCTACCATCTCATCCATATTGAAAGCAGGATTATCATTCACAGTAACTTCAAGTTCTTCTTTGATTTCTTGAATATCTGTTTCAGATACTAAACCACTTGTTCTTAAAGTACTTTGGATGTAATTCTTAACATTCTCTATTTGATTACAGATAGTATCATAATCACTCATGTTGCTAATAGCTTCAACCATTGCTCTTGCTGTAGCTAATTCTTGTGGCTCAACTAATTTAGCAAATTGTTTGCTCTTAGCACTACCAGCAACAATATCAACAGCTTTAACCATAGCTTTAACTTCACCTACATTATACACAATAGCTACTGCTGCTACTAATTGTGGCATAAAACTCAGAGTTCTATCTGATAAAGAATCATAACAAGTTTCAACAAGTTTACCTAATTTATCAGGATTAAGTTTGTTTGCTACTTCATTAAGTTCTGTTGTGTTTGGAAGTTTAATAGAGATTTGTGTTTCAGCTCCTCCTGTAGAGTAGTAATTCAACAAAGATGATTTACTCATACGAGGAACATTGATTTTCAATACAAATCTATCCCAGAAAGGATTTCCAACTTCATCTTCAGGAATTACGTTACATGAAGCACAGAATACTTTCCAATTACAGTTAATTTTATCTTTACCTGCAAACAGTATTCTTTCATTCATAACACCCAATAATGAGTTACGCAATCCAGCATTAGCTTTATCAATCTCATTAATCAACAAAAACTCAGATTCTGCAATAGGAGTATCCAATACCCATTTCTTTTCTGTAGTCAGTTTCTCAATATCAATTCTTCCTCTTACCTCTGTACTACGTGTACCTTCATCAGTTTCCAATACAAAAGCATTCTGTCTTGTTGATTTTCCATTTCCTTGTTGTTCATAATAAGCATTAGCATAATCCAACAATGCTCTTGTTTTTCCAACTCCTGCTGGTCCTACCATTAAAATAGGCTTTTGCATAGCTTCAGCTACAGCTAACAGCCTAAATACTTCTTGTCTTTCTTTTAATCGGGTTTTGATAATTCTTGTTTCCATTTTATTTTTATATTTCTTTGATTGTTTTAATTAATTGTTCTTTTTGTTGTTTTGTGATTATTTTAGGTATTTGACTGGGTTTAGCGTATCTAATATCTTCAACACATGTAGCTATATCATCACTTATAGTAGGATGTACATATTCATTATCTCCACTAATGTGATGAATCTTCCAAGCTTTTGTTTTGTAATCTTGATATTCAGCGTGCCATCCTATTACCCAATCTCCTGCTTTGAAATTATTCTTCATATACTCTTTATTAAATCAAGTAGTTTATTCTTTTCTTCTTTTGTTATAAGTTTAGGTCTATGTTGTTCAGGTATTTCATCATATGTAGCAAATCTTATATGTTCTTTAAAATCAGGATAACTAAATCCTCCTCCTGAAAAAGCATTAGGTTCATGATATATCCATAATTTATCAAAAGATTCAACCTTAGTGGTTTTTATCCTCATTGGTGTGTTTAAATACCTACCACCTTGGCCTGTATATATAATCCAATCACCTTTATTAAATTCTCTCATATTTCTCGTATTAATTCTATTAATGATTGTTTTTGTTTAGGAGTTATTGTTGGTTTATAAGTAATATCATATATATCGAGTTCTTGAAACAGTCTCCAACAAGAAGAAGCTGTTTTACCACCATAAAAATCTTCTATAGGATATAAAGGATAAATATTACCTGCATTATCTTTAGATACTCCCATAAGTTGTATATGAAAAGGCATTATAGCAGTTACTTTGTAAACACTTTTATGAGTGTAAACACCTTCATGAGTATACCCCCTATCATACACGTAATAATCTCCAACTTTTATCTTACTCATATTTCTCGTATTAATTGAAGTATATTCTTTTTCTGTTCTTTATTTAACTTTGGTCTATCTATATGGTCTTTAGGTAAATAAGGAATAATTTCTGATAAATCAGTTAATAATGTAGCAGATTGTTCAGCTTCAGTATTTGCAAATGTGTCACCACTTTTAATGTTTCCTGCCCAAATAAGTATTTTACAATGTACTCTATTATAACCTCCTCTATCTTCTAAATAATCAAATTTAAAGTAATGAGAGTTATCTCTAAAGTGATTTATCTTATACCATTTATCTTTTATAAATTTATTCATATCTCTCTTATTAAATTTAAAAGCTTTTCTTTCTGTTCTTTAGAAATAGATAGTAATTTATCAGGATGTAAATCTGGAAGATACTGTCTAATTTCTTGTAGATTTACTAATTCATAGTTATAAGTACCTATATTTCCAAAGTTTGTTGAAGAGTTCTTAGATATTTGATACAATCTATTTAAAATGTATTCAGTACCCATAACTAAATTACCTTCAATTCCTCCGAGTTTCATATACCATTCTCCATCTAATTTTGTTCTACCAGAAGAGAGTTTATACCACCTTCCTACTTTAAGTTCTTCTTTCATCTTCTATACTGGCTTCAAGTAAAAGTAAATAATTGATACTATCTGTAATCTTTTCTGAGATTAATTCTTTTGATGGTATATAATCAGTTTCATTCATCTTATCTACAATATCAATAACAGATACAAAATGTTTATTAGCCATACACCATAAAGCTTTTTGAACAGAGTTTATTCCTTTACCAGCAGTATGTTGAGCTACTTTAAAATTGTACAATCTCTCATCTTCTGTAGAATATTCATCAGCTTTTTTGTTTAAAGTTTCTTTACATATCTTTAGTCTGTTTTCTATTATTTCATTAAAATCTTTACTGTTCATATTTTATTAATAATATCTAATAATTTTTGTTTTTGTTGTTTACTCATTGGTACTCCATGAAGTGATTTGAGAAATGCTATTGCTTCTTGTGATGATAATAGTGGACAATCTTGGTAAAATTGTCTAAAATGAGCCACATCTTCATAAAAACTATTGAATAAACTTTCCTTGTTATTCTTTAACTCGTTCTCGAAATCAATAATATATTTAGGAGAAGTTGATAAACATTTTAAATACCAGCATTTATTCCCAGAAGCTTCTAACCAATAATCATAATTCATCTCATCAAAATTCTCTGCTCCAACTAGTGTATCACTCCTCAACAAATATTGTATCATTAAGAAATCTTCTTCATTATCTATTTTAACTAAAAATCCTTCAGGATATGTTTCAGATATTTTACAAGCTAACTCATATACACTTAATCTAACATAAGGTTTTATTATTTCTTTCATATTTCTTTTATTAATTTAAGTATGTTGTTCTTCTGTTCTTTTGATAATTTAGGTCTAAATTCAATAGGGATTTCATTAGGTAATGCTAATCTAACTTTTGATGGGCTTACAAAAGTGCCTTTACCTCTTGCATAATATACAAGAGATAAATCAATTCTTGTAATTTGGTAAGCTTTAGTTTTATCAGGAGAACTACTCCATGTTTCACATATCCAATCTCCTACTTTATATTCATGCATAATCTTGTAATTTCATTGTCTAAATCTTCTTTATTATATTGTTTAACAAAATCACTTGGGTCTTTAGGAGCATTAATAGGAAGATGTATATAAGGAATATTATATTGCTTAGAATATTTAATAGCTGAGTCTATTCCAGGATTATCATTATTAAAAAATAATATAATATCCTTATAAGTAGCTCTTAATCTATTAAATCTTCCTTCATCCATAAATGCCAATTCATTCACAGGAGCTACAGCATTATAATTTAATTCTCTTAATGTACAAACATCTTTTAATGATGAAGTAATAAATAAAGGATTAGATAATGTAAGCTGTTTCCAACCAAATACAGTACCTACTGGTAATGTACCAAACCATTTATATTCTGAATTTTCTGGTTGATAAATTCTCCAATAACCATTACCACAATAGTATCCAAATAGTAATTGACCTGTATTAGTAGTAACTATCTTGTTATCTATAAATACATGAGATAATGAATATATATGGTATTTAATTAATGTTTGTTCTGTGATTCCATATTGCGCCCAATACCCAAGTTCTCGTGTTGTAAATTCTTTTCTTTTTGTTGTGATACTCTTCTTGCTGCTGTTAATGTTAAAATTGTTATTCCCAACACTACTAACCAGAGTATTATTTCTATCATATTCTGTGATATTAAAATCATTAAGTATCTTTTTAATTGCTTCAAAGTAATTTATTTTATAAAGCTCCCTCACAAACTTTATACAATCTCCTTTGAATCCTGTACCCCAATCAGCACCTATAAGTATATTATTATCGTATTTGAAGCTAAGACTTGGTTTAGTATCTTGTCTATATCTTGCTACTACTGGTCTACCATCAGGTATTACATCTGATTGAGTGTAGTATTTAAAGATTTCTTCTTGTGATAAAATAGAGTATAAGATGTTTTTATCAATTGGGTCATATAAACATTTTTGAACTATATACATATTTTGAGTATTTTAAACATGGTTATAGGGGAAATCCCCTATACCATTGAAGTACTCTACTTCAATTAAAGAATTGATTCTGGAATAGCAGAGCTACCCAAATCAGCAGGGTTTGAATCTGCTTTAGTTGATTTAATCTTTTCTTTATTTCCAACTCGTAAGTTAGAAGTTTTACCTTCCTCGTATTTTTCAATAAATCCAAGATAAGGGGTAAACACAGAGTAGTTTTTATCATTAAGAGTAATCTTAAGATTTACTTTCTGAGAATAATCTGTAATCAAAGGAACATAATTCTGCATAAACTCCTGAAGTGTAGCACCTTTATTACTCTTACAAGCAGCTTCTGAAACACCAAACTTAGTTAATATGTGACCTACTCTAAGGTTCATATTATTAAATTTCTTTTCAAAATCATCTCTTGCAGGGTCTGGCTGCCATTCAGTGTGTTTAAATGTATTACCTTCACTATCTTCAAAGTAAAAGTTCAACACATAATTACCATTTCCTTCTTTGGATTCTTCCCAAACAAACTTCTTAAGTGAGCAATTCATAAAGATACCTTTATTTGCTTCTACCCTTTGAGCATCTATAATATTAGATGTTCTTCCTTCAAAACTTACTTCTTGACTTACACTAAACATATGTATAATTTTTATTTGTTAAAAAGATTTAGAGTGAGGGTTCATAAATCTTTCAATACTCACCCTAATAAATTAATTAGAGATTGTCTGATATTGAGTGAGGTTGGTCAAGTTGAATTTGCTCAAATGGAATTTCAACTTCACTCGTTACTAATACTACATTTTGAACTTGAGTTCTTTTGAGTCTTAAGTTTAAGCTTTTCATAGCTGTCTTAACCCAAGTTGTTGTAATATTTACTCCAGCATCTGATGATAACTGGTTAGCTATTTCTTTATGGCGCAACCCTTGACTTACCAGTTCTTTAATTCTGGTATCTGTGATTTTAATTGTTTCTGACATTTTTATCCGATTATTGTTACTTCACCTTCTTCATTAATTTTAACATCTTTGGCATCTGTTACATCTACCATTTCTTCTACTGTATAAAGTCCTAATACTTTATCTGGAGCAATTCTGTTAGCACCTCTTGATAATGCTCTAGCGTACAACATAGAGTTAGGCATTTTAACCCAATTATCTTTAGTGTGCCATCCTGCTCTAACTGCTTCAGAATAATAGAAACTAGCTCTTTCTACAACATTTCCACGATAAAATTCAATAGTAGTAACTCTATCAAATGTTTCATTTCCTTTGTCATCTTTTCCTGTAGAAATCTTCTCAAAGTCTTGAATAGTTTTCATTTGAATACCATTAGCCCAGAGCAATGATGCTAAACCTTTTGAAGACAAAGACAATCTACCTTGTATGCTATAAACTTGATGAAAAGCTTGCATAGGCTTCATCCCAAGTTCTTTACCATACTGAGCAATAGTCCATGCTTGTTCAATAGTTTTAATGTTAGCTGGTAAAGCTTTTGATTCTATAAGAATCTGTAATTGTTCCATCTCATTTTGAGGAACCTGTTTTAATTCACTTGACATATATTAATTAACTTTAAATTTTGGCTGTTGAGAAATAAGTAATCTATCTTTATCACTTACATAAGTAGCTTGTATATAATCTGAAGGAAGCATCTCAGAAGCTTTTTTGAGTTCTTTGAAGTAACCACATTCACCTATAAAATTAAGACCTAATTCTACATCATCTACTCCAAACGAATTTTTGAGTATAGAGCAAGCTCTAAAGCGGTTTTCACCAGAAGGTGATATAAACTGCTTTACATCATAATCTAAGTGATTTAATACTTCATATCTCCAAGGATTAAATAAAGCAAGTATTAAATCTGCATCTTCACTACTATTACCTGAGTCTTTAATATCCTCAAGAATAGGACTAAGATTAGTTTTAATTCTTCTTTGAGTATCACCCATAGCTCTGTTAAACTGACTTATTACTACTGGAATAAACCCATACCTATCTCTTAATATCTGATAATACTCTGACATCTTATCAATAGTTTCTTTTTTATTGAAACGTTGTTCACCTGATGTTAAACCAATATGGTCATGTATTATGATAGTGTATAGTTCTGGATTCTTTGGTTCATAATGTTTAGTATACTTATCTACTTCATGTTTAATAAATTTATTTTCTGCATAATGTTCAATGTGTTTTCTTACACCTGTTGGATTTTCTCTACCATCAACTATAATTAAATACTTTTCAAGCTCTTTGAAGTACAACTCACATTCAGCAAGCTCTTTAGAGTATTTAGTATATACATCTGATTTAACCCAACCTAATAACTCACTCACATCTACAAGGATACCATAATCTTTATATAGCTTTAGTGCTGTCCACTTTGCGTATTTATAAATCTTATTTCTCTCCATGCTTCGATAAATCCAATTTATTTCAAGTTTAGAATCTGGATTATTCTTCTTGTATTCTAAAAACCAATCAAACACATCTAATACATATATCTGGTCTACAAATGCAGTTTTACCTGTTCCCGTGCCTCCAGCTATTAATGTATAAATAGATTTTCTGATTCCGAATACAACAGAATTTAACTTAGGTAGATTTAATGGAATACTCTGAACTCCCTTTATAAGTCCATGTTGAGTATTATATCCAAATTCCATTTGTGCTTTAAACCTATCATAACTCATAGACTAACTCTCCCATTATTATTGAGATTATCATTGTTCTTATATTTATGATATTCTTCTTCCCAAGCTTCCCAATCTCTTTCTTTAATAAATCTACCAAGACCTTTTTTAATTAGTCCTTTGCTACTTAAATACTTGATAATTTCCTTTACTTTCTCATGTTGCTGTCTATCTTTCTTTATTATTTTTAAATACTCTTTACCAAATTCATCAGGGTCTACATTTCTTGCTGGGTGAGTGTCACCATTTACTTTTATAAAAGTTGGGTACACTTCCCAAATCTCCATAAAAGCATCATCACCTACATAAGTATAATCTGAAAATTTAGCTGTTAATATTATCTTCTCGTAATCATATTTTCTGTCTTCAGGATTAGGACTTGTTAAATCTAAAGTTTTATAATTAATTATAAAGCCTTTCTTCTCTAAGTCTTCTACCTCTTCAACAGTCCAATTACAATCAGGATTTTCAACATAATATTTATATAATAATCCTCTTGATGAGTAAGAAAGATTTCCTTTTTTGACTTCTAATTCACTCTCATGCAGTAGTCTAAGTAATAAGTATTGATTAGCACTTATCTTTTCTCTACATAAGAAATCAACTAGTTTTTCTGTATCTATCATTTTTCTATCTCCTTATAGGTCAGACACTTATCTGCCTAATTTTCACAGCCAAAAGGAGTAGAAGTTAATTAATTTTTAAGTGTTTTTCAACTTTTAAGCACTATATTTCTCTTATTAATTGTAATATGTGTTGTTTTTGTTGAGGTGTCATTAAAGATGATTCATCTATGTATGAAAATCTAAACCACCATCCAGTATCTATACCTAGTATACTACAGTCAATTTGAAAGCATATCAAATCAGTATCTGTCCGATTATAATCAACTTCCGTTATAATTTGATTTGATTGATTACTAACAGTTTCTAAAATATGTTGTGGTATTCCAAAGTCTCCTACATCCACATTAGATAAATCCTTAAACTTAATCACATCTCCTACTTTATACTTTCTCATATAGATTTAATTAATTGTAATAAATTATTCTTATCTTCTTTAGTTAAAAGTTGTAGTTGAGAGTACTTGACATAATTAAACTTACCCGCATATATTTTTAGTATTGCTTTATCTGGATTCATTCCGAATATATAAGAAAAACTTACATCTGAAGGTGTAGAAAAGATAACTGAAGAATCCATATGAAAAATTCGTAGTAATCCAGGATAATACTTATTTTTATTAAGGTGTATTCCGTCTATAAATTTAGCTATATGGCTTAACTGAGCTTCATTATCAATAAGAATAAGTAGTTTATCTTCTTTACATTGTTTTAATGTCATTCTTTTCATATTTCTCTTATCATATTTAATAATTTATCTTTTTGTTCTTTGGTTATATTGATAACAGGTTGATAATGTTCTGCTAACAATCCATCTAATTTTCCATTATCACATATATGTTCTAACATATAACAAGGCGTAGAATGTAGATGTCTAACTAAATTTACTATTTTATAAATCTTGTTTTTAGTCACAATATCAGCTACTAACTCATAGTCGTTTTCTCCTAAATTATTCCCAACAAATCTCACATAATCTCCAACTTTAAATTTCATATACTTTTAATTAAATCTAAAAGATGTTGTTTCTGTTCTTTTGTTACTGTTGATATTATGATAAATTCATCAGGCCACACACTTAACTCTAAACCATCTTTTATATCTGTAAGTATATACCAAGTAAACTTACTTTTTTTAATTTCTCTTATTTTGGTTACAGTTAAAATCTTTCCAGAATAAACACTACTTGTTGTAGTTCTTCCACCAGGAAGTATCTTAATAAAATCACCAACTTTAGGTTTTGGACTAATTTTATTCATTAGTAATCCTCCTCTGGTTCAATTATACTGTCTTCAGGTATATTAAACTCAAGACGTATTTTAGCTTCTTCTATTGTTGAAGTATCATAATCCCATTGAAATCTTTGTTTAAGTTCTGATTGTATTTCATTTAAAGGATGATTAAACATATAAGGATGTTCATCAAATAAAATAGATAGATGAACTTGACATTTTATAATAGTATTTAACTTACTCATATAATCTTTTGTTTAAGTGATTTTGAATACTTTCATATAAGTTCTTTACAGTAGAATCAGTTTCTAATAAATCATCAAGAGTTTCTAATCCACTTTTAATAGTAGCATGATTTCTATCATTAAAGAATCTACCTAAATCAGCTAAAGTAACTGGATAATAAGACTGTATAAACCTATAACACAACGCTCTTGCTAAAGTAATATTACGTTGATTAGAGCCTTTGATATTACTTCCTGTTAATAGTAAATCAATACTAATACCAGTATAAGTACTTACAACTCCTATAACCAAGTCTTTACCTTTAGATTGAGGAATTATATGTTTCTTAACTACTCCTAATTTATCTTCTAATGTAGCCAATCTATGTTTTACATCAATCAGTTCTTCTAATAAAGATAAGTAACCCCAATTAGGAGTTACTGTATCTTTATGATTTGTTCCTGGTTTAAGTGTATAATTTAATGATTCTTTACCATACTTAAGTATAAAGTTATCCTTACCTAATCTTTGAATTTCAGCAAGTAATTTCTTTTCTTCAGTCTTGGTTATTTGCCTCACTATCCAATAAGTTTAAGTCCATCTTGTTTCAGCATACTGAGTATGTTTTTACCTTCATCAGAGTTATTCAAGAATTGAGTTAATAATTGAGCTTTAACTCTTCTTGGAGATTTCTCAAGTTGTTTGATTTTTTCTTGTGATTCTTGGATTATTCTATTTAGTTGTTGGTAGTTTTCATTCCATTCTGGAGGTAAAGACTTAAGGTCTTTAAAACAGGTGTTTATATTATACACCTGAAACAGTACATTTCCAGAAGAGTTTCTAAAATATACTCCCGTTGAATTACATCCTGTACTATAATTCATACTTTTGGGATTATAATATTTCTTAGCTAAAGCTTGAAATTCTTTAGGAATGCGGGATAAAATTTCTTTATCTTTTATTGCTTGCTGCTTGTTATTAAAATCTTCTATTTTCTCTACAATTACTTTCATACTACTTTGACAATGCTGAATAGTAGTTTCTAGTTTCTTAATCTCTTGGTCAATAAGAATATCTACTAAATCATCTTTAGTTAAAGCAAGATTTAAACTTGCAGTTGATTTAATTTCAGGAAGAAGTGATGCATTTATAACTTCTTCTTTTGATGTTTTTGTTTTTTTAGTTGTCATGTTTTTAATTATTTATTATGATGAATACAGCAAAATTCTTCTTCAGTAACCAAACAGTATCTACTTTTTTCTACTGCTCCTATTGGTACTTGGTTGTTTTGATTTTCAAATCTTTGTACTCCTTTGTGTTTAAGACTGATGTTTTCTCTATCTAATAGTACAACATCAGCATTGTTAGTAGTTGTAAACTTCCACTTAGAACAAGTACAAATTCCGTAATTATTTGAATACTCAAGTTCAGCTTGATTATTTTTCCAATGTTTACAGGATATACATCCTTTTGGTGCTGCTTTAACTGCCATTATTTTATTTTAATAAATTTTGATAAAGTCCAGTTACTTCTTTTATTGTGTTGTATAATCTTGTATCTTCATCTAAGAAAGGAGCAAGTTTTTTGCTACTACGTTTAGTAATAGTTATAACTCCTGATTTTTTTCTATCTGTCATATTTCATTAATATTATTTATCCAATTCACATTAGGTATTCCTAATTGTGCTTTTTTTAATCTTGTTTCTTCTACAGTACCTTTAACATAAAAGTAAAATACTTTAGCAACTTTTCCAGGTAATAATAATCTACCTATTTGTTGAATAGATTGTCTTGTTACTTGAGTAGAGGAGAATATAATTCCATTATCTACTCCAGGAAAATCTATACCTTCATTTAATGCTGCTACTGAATTTAATACTTGAATGTTAGTACTTAGATATTGTTTAAGAATACTATCTCTTACTTTAGATGTAAACTTAGAATGATAAGAAAGTGAGTTAGGGTGTTGTTTAACTAAGTTATCAGCAAAATCTGTAGATTTACAAAATGTAAGAAACTTTTCATTTGGGTATTTTTTAAACAGTTCTAATGCAATCTTTTGTTTATTAGCTGCATTATATACTATATCATTTCTACCCATCATAGCTTTTCTCCATTGTACTGCTGTAGCTACAACTCTTTTAGGTTCCCAATCAAGTTGTTTAGCATATTCCTCAGCACCTTTAGTTGACATACACTTAAAAGCTAAATCAAAATTCCATTGAAACACAGTAAAACAAGAGTTATGTAATTTTGTTAATCTATCATATTCTGCTTTCTCAGCAGGAGTTAGTTCAACACTAAGATTATAGATTTTAAAATCTGCTATCCAACCATTTTGTACACATTCTTGTAAACTTACAGTATGAAATACAGGAGCATATTTTTGTATAATTTCATGCTTACCATCTTGTCTTTCTAATGTAGCAGTAACACAAAGTATTTTATTGTACTTAATACATGAGAATATCTTTGAGAAAGTGTCTGCACCTACCCTATGCACTTCATCTACTACAAGTAAATCACATTCATGATAAGACTTAATAGTGGTGTTAATTACCTGTACTTCTATATTGAATTTACTTAACTGCTCAAACAGTATTCTTGCTTTAAATTGATTCTTCAAAGCTGTTGTTGGAACTACTATAATTACTTTAGCATCAGGATTAACTAATACTCTTCGTATAGCTTTTATTATACAATGTCCCTTACCAAAACTTGTAGCAGCAGCTAAAGTACCCTTATATGTCCTACTCCATTCTTCTACAATTCTTTCTTGTCTTTCATCTCTTGTTTCATCCATTACCAATTACATCAATTATTCGTGATATTTTATTATCACAAATCATAAGAATATATTCATCTTCAGAGATTTTATCAGATACTTCTTGTAGTTCACCTTTCATCTTATCAATCATCTGTTTTAGTTCTTCTTGTTGTTCTGGAGAATCAGTAATTTTACCTAAAGCAAACATTAATTGTTTAATTTTAACTCGTGTTTGATTCATCTTCTCTTTACTATCTTTTATGAACTCTTGTTCTTCTTTAACCAGTTCATGAAGTTTTCTCCATTCATCAGGAGTGAAGTCTTCTATACCCATTATTTATTCCATTTATTTGTTATGTTACAATCTACATCAATTCTTACATCATATCCTGTTACTATATCACTAACATACTTCATTAGAAATATCTGTCTTTGTTTCCAGTCTTCTATATATTCTTTAGGAACCTCACATAATATTTGGTCATGTACAGCTATAGTAATCTTTACAGGATAATCAATTTTTTTAGTTTCTCTATATAAGTATATAAGAGCAAGTTTCAGGATATACGCTCCTGTCATCTGAATATGAGTATTACCGCTTTGTCTCTCAATAGAGGACATAGCACTAAAGTCATTTGGGTCAGGTCTATCAAAGTATCTAACTCCTCTAAAAGGCTTCATACAACGTATTTTGAAGTGTGTTGTACCATAACTTTTTAATAACCTGAATAGTTTCTTTAAATCAGGTAGAGAGTTTTCATAATCATTAATAATCTGTTTAGCTTCTGGAATACTAACATTAAATGATTCAGATACTTTTTTAGGTCCAGCCCCATATGCGTATGCATAATTTAAAGTTTTAACTCTATCACGCATAAGCTTATGTTGTTTACAAGAACACTTCTGATAATTTAGTTTATATACACAACCTTCTTCAATAGCATTAGTCCACTTAGCTTTATATACTCTCTCAGCTACATAGCTATGTAAATCCCAATTATTCTTAATTGGAGTTAACCAACCAGCCTCATTAGAAGCTATAGCCATAAGAATAGCTTCTTGAGAACCATAATCAGCATCTACAAATAGATTACCTTCTTCAGTTACAAAACAGTTTCTGTACCTGTTATCAGCAGGTAATTGAAGTATATTAGGTTCTTTTACAGCTATTCTTGCTGTATCTAAAATCTGCCAAATATCAAATCTTACTCTACCATCAGGGTCTAAGTTCTTTAAATAATCTAAACCAAACTTACTACATTGAGTTTGAATGTCTTTCCACTCAAGGTATTTCTTAACTATAGGTATAGTATTAAAACTTATAATCTTACCTTCAGCAACTGAATCAATATCAATTCCTAAAGTTCTAAATACTTGTTTAACCTGTAGTGGAGAAGACCAATGAATATTTACATCTCTTTTAGAAAACCCAAACATCTGTGCTTGTACATACTTATCAACAAACTTAGATAATCTACTCTCAGATTTAACTATAGCATCTAATTCATTCTCAATTATTATTAGTTTAGCTAAGTTTTCTTCATATACTTTCTTCCAGGCTTCCACATCTAGTTTCATTCCTTGTAGTTCCATAAGAGCATATACTTTGACTACTTCACATTCTATATCTAATATAATCTCAAGTTCTTCAGATTTGATAGCTATTTCTTGCCAATGTTTTATTACTTCAAGGTATTTAACATCATTAGCTGCATATACTATAACTCTTTGAGAATGCCCTTCATAGTTATTTTTACCTCTGATTGATTTATCTAACTCAATACCACAATACTTTTGTGTTAAAGCTCCTAATCCTAATTTTCTTCCTTGTAGTCCATTAGTTATAATACACTCAGCTAAGAATGTATCATATATTTTAGGTATTTCTATACCTATCTTATAGAATTGCTTAAAATCAAATTTAGCATTTTGAAGTAACCACACTTTAGAATCATCTTCAATTATTGATTTTAATAGTGGAATTAATTCTGGAGTATAATCTATTACAAATTGAGTATCATAATCTCCAAACTGTACTAAATCTAATTCTTCATTCTTAGTTTCAGTATCTAATTGAATATATTTTTTAGTCTTAATCCAATCAAGAAGTAAAGATATATCTGAAGTATATGTAATTTCTGGAGTATTCTGTATACCTAACTCTAATTGATTAGATATATAGTAAATCATTTCTCAAATACTATTGCTGAATTAGCATCATAATTACCATCAAACAATTCACCAAACATAGCTTTAAGAGCTTTGATTGTGTTTTCTTCACTATCATTAAGATGACATCTTTGTGGAATTTTAAGTAAATCTCCATCTTCATCTACTTGTGCAACAAGTTTTAAACAAGTAGATTTAATCTCTCCTGATTTATCCCATAAAAACACAATAGTAATATCTTCAACACCTAATGATTCTAAAGCTTCTCTGTTTAATTCTCCTTTTTCAGCTAATTCTTTAATCCTTGTAACTAATTCCTCTTTAGCTGATTCCATATCTCCTACTCCTTGTCTTTCATAAGATTGAATAGTGAATGCACCACCAACAGCATCAAGTTTTAGTTCTGTTGCTGCTTTTTTAATACCATTAATCAAGGCTTTCTTATCAGAATCTTCGGAATAGTTCATAGTTCCTTTAGAATTATAATCATCTTTAAAAGCCATTATTTGAAACTCTGGACCCTTATTAAGCATTGATAATCCTAGTTCTGTCATTTGAGCTAATAACTCAAAGTTTTTTTCTATATTTTCATTCATAAGTTTATATATTTCCATTTTTGATTTTCTACGGCTTCTCTAAACCAGTTTGGAGACTTTAATTGAATACATAAAGCTCTGAACTCTATCTTACTAAAATTACAAGCTGCTCTATCTTCAGCATACATCTTAATATGTAAATTTACACTACCTTTAGTTTTAAGTAAAGTATGTAAAATATTAGGGTGTTTTGTTTCAACTACTTTTCCATTACTATCATATTGAAAAAATGCTTCAATACCAGATACACCTCTATTGCTGTGTTTAATTACAGGTTCTCCTTGTTTGTGATAGTAAAAAGCACAGCCATCAAAATTAAATTTGTGCCTAACTGATAAATACCATTTAACATCTCTTTCAAAGTTACTGTTGTATTTTTTCATAATATTTTAAATTAAGGGGAGAGAACAAATCCCTCCCCTTGTTTGACTTTTACAGGACTCTAACCTACACCTTATACGTTCTCTTTAAACTATCAAGCCAAACTCTGTACAGCTCTTTTCTGTTTTAAATGTTCTTCAACATCTTCAACTTCTGGATGTCTACGCTCATATTCCATGATTAACTCACTATAAATATTAGCTAAATCCATTGATTTTCTATAATGGTCATCAGCTCTTTTTTTAACTGATGCCATTGCTTTTACTAAGTGTTCTTCAGTAAGATTTTCTACTGGAGTAACACCGTCTTTGGTTTTATAATGAAACCCTTTTGTGTTTTTTGTTGTCATACCCATAATTTAATAAACTGTAAAATAATATGTCCTAATAAATAACTCACTACAGCAAGTAAAAATATTACTTCTGCATAGGTTATATCTTCTGCGTATAATAATCTTCTTCTCTTGAATAACCAAGATATACCATAAATACTATACAAGACATAACTTAGACTTAATAAACCTAATAATAAATAACATATATATGTCATCTCATCTTGGCTTATTCTAAAATTGGTTACTTTGATAATGTATGCTACACTACCACAGATTAACCAAATAAATATTAACATGGTTATCATAAAAATAAAATTAATCCCTACTGAATTAACAGTAGGGATGATTTTTTTACTTATCCAGCAAATCTGCTTTTTCTTCAGCTAATGCAGCTTGAGCATCTTTCAATGCTGTAACTTCGCTGCGAAGATTGATAAGTTTCTGAATTGAATCTTTAAGATTCTGTTCATTTTTTGCTGAATTAACCAGAGCTTCTCTTGCATTATTCAAAGCAGCTTCTTTATCCATAAGCTGTTCTTCAAGTGAATCTTTTGCTGATTCAAATGCACGATTAATTCTTTTTACTACGAATGGCTTCTTAATAGCATCCATTCCTTTTTCGATAATTTGCTCTAACAAGCTTTGTTTTTTGTCTGACATAAACTTTAAATTTTAATTGTTTGTTTGAAATTTATTTTAATTTTTGTTTCTTCATTGAAATTAGATAAACATACTTGCTTATCTGTTGATTTTGTTGTTGATATACATTCTTGAGTTGTACAATGAACTACTTCATACGAATATTTTGGTTCTTGTTTCTCTGAGTTAACGGTTATACCATATTTTTCTAATGTTACTCTAGGATTACCACAATCATTTGATAGATTTTGATATTCTTTTAAGCTATGATAAATAATCAAATACTTATGTTTAAAAGAGTATGAGTTATGTCCACTAGAGGCTCTATAACCTAGATTATTAAAGTATTTCTCACAAGCCAATAATTCTTCTGCTGAATTTAAAACTATTGTTTCATAAAGAGTTTCTTTTACAGGTTGTTTAGCTAACAAAGCTCTAACATCAAATGGTTCACCTAATCTGTCATATTCAGCTATTTCTTCTGGTGTAGCATATCTTAATTCTCTTTCTTTACTAATTCCATAATGAGGTTTATAAAGATAATTACCCTCAACCTTTGTAATTTTATAACAAAAATTTATCTTAGCACATTTTCCAGATATGTCATCTAATACTACTACGTAATCTCCAACTTTAAATTCATCTTTCATAACTGTCTTTAATTCAAATGTAACATCATCATATAAATCTAATTGGTCTTGAGGTATGAACTTATCTTGTTGAATACAAACATTTAGATGTTTCTTTTCTTGTGGTGTTGTATTATTCCACACATAGTTAGGATAATTAGTTAATACACTAGCCTGTGAAAGATAATATTTATCTTCAATTCTTAAAAAACATTTAAAAGTAGCGTAATTATTTGAACTATTATACTTAGAAAACTTATGTATAATGTTAAATTTTCCAGTAGTTACTTTATAAATCTCACCTTCAACTAAATCATCAATAGTTAATTGTTTAGGTTTAGTTTCTTTAACTTCAACTAAACTTTTTGCAAATTCTTCTGCTTCAGATTTAGTAGCGAACCATCTAATTTTACCTGCTTCTTCCCATTTAAGGTCATTTTCAGCACCTTCTTTGTAACTAATAGCTCCCTTAGTAAATCTGGAATAATCAATATCAACTATTTCTTGATATTCTCCTCTATTATATTTATTACCTCCTACTTTATCTTCAAGGAATACAACATAACTACCAACACTCCATTTTTCAATAGTAGGATTAAATCCTTCTGGCATTAATTCCCACAATATACCAGTATTCTCTTCAATACTATTAAAAGAAAATTCAGGGTTACTATCTAAATATACGTTAGTTTCATACACTTTAATAATTTTATTATAACTACCCTTAGCATGAAAGCAGTCATAACTAGCATCATTTAACCATTTTACATATCTACCAATTAAACTTGTACATTGTTTATCTGAGTGTCCTTCTGGTAAATATTGCTGAATTTCTGATAAAGGTACTTCTCTCATAATTCCTTCTCTATTTTGCCACCAATCTAATTTATAAGTATGATTATCATCATCAATACATTCTGTAAAATATATTTTATCATGTACATTACTTCCATCAGCTTTACAATAAGCATTGTCTCTCCATTCCGAATTTCTATACCATTTACCTTTTTCAAATTTAGTTTCCATAATATTCAGAGTTTAAATATTCATTTAGTTCTTTATCTAATCTTTTGTGATAAGGTTCTTTCCAATATTTTATTAATTGATTATCTATTAGTATCCCAAGTCCTATAAATATTAAGTAATTTATAATACTTGTTAGAACTAGGTATTGTGGTGTATTAAATACTGTAGTTAAAAATACAGATAGTGTAACGTAACAAATTCCAGCAATTGTAGCTAATATAATAGATAGTACATACAGCAAGTTTCTAGTTTCTTTTTCTTCTTTTGTTAATTCAAAATTCATAATGTTTTTGTTTAATTGTTTAATTAATTGTGGCTAAGAGAGAACTCGAATCTCTGACCTTCAAATACTTAGAGAGTGGATACTCTTGAATTTGATACTCTACCATCTGAGCTACTTAGCCAACCATGAAACTAAATTACATATTCCCTTGTTGTGTTTCTATAACCAATACTGGTTCAACTTCTTTCTTAACATCAGCAGGTGCAGTACCCATTGAAGGAGTAGCTTCACCAAACTGTGATAAATTAAGTTTACCACCAACATTTACAGGAATAGCAGCAATACGTTGAATACGTAAGTCTTTTCCTTGTTTGGTGTCTACATAATCTACATAAACAGTTACTGATTCACCTTTGACAGGAATGTTATCAAAGCTACCTTGTGAGTTAGCCCAAATGTTACCTGATAATGTTGGTACATCTGTAATAGATAATGAAGTATTACCTTCAGTATCTACAGAACAAGAATCCAACATTTGTTGAACTGTTTCTGCTTGTGAACTTGCAATAGCATCTACACCTACAATGTATTTACCTTCATAATTTACTACACTACGTACTTTTACATTGTACTTTCCTGGACTGTCTATTACAACCAGTCCTTTAAAATAATTAACATTTAATGTTTTTGACATCTTTTTATTTGTTAAATAAGAATAATATGCTCACTATCGTAGGCATTAACACGCTGATATAATCAGATTATTTCTTACTTCTCCCTTCATGTATAGCTTCTACAACATACACAGGATTATTCATATAATGATAACCACAATGAACTAATCTCTTAGTTTCATTATCTTCAAAATCTAAATCATATAAACTTACACCTGTCATAGCACAGAATACATATATTGCAAGTCCTCTACAATCTAATTGATTCTTTGGTGAGTATGGTACAGATTTATTTTCAATGATTCCTTCTACTTCCAACTGAACACTTTCAGTATGGTTCTTTCTTTCTAAAAATCTAACTAACATTTCTTTTTAATTTAAACTCAAGTAACCTGACCTTAATGTTGAAAAACTATAAATCAAGCCCCAAACTATCTTTTTATAATTAATTTTTAAGTTTAATAGGCTGCTAACCTTGAGTTATAAGTTTAACTTAATTAATTGTTGTTGAATATGATTCTATTTTTGCTTTGAGATTATTAATCTCTTTTTGAAGTCTTAAAGCTTTCTCTTCATCTCCACGTTTACTTACTCTTTCAAAAGCAGCTTGTTTAACTTCTAAAGCTAATAATCTTCTTTGGTGAGGATTCATCTTTTCTGGATAAACCTTCAACTCTTTTTCACTAATCACAAGATTACCTTTGCGATTAATTCTGTGTACTTGGAATTTTGCTGTTTTCATTATTGATTGATTAAATTTTAGTTACTTTTATACCCAATTAATGATGAAAGAATAGCCATCGTTTATATATTGAATGAAGTAATATTTCTCTTCTGATTCAAATTCTTTTTGTGTGTTAAAAATCATTTCTCCAGTTACACTAAGAAGCTCTACATCCATACCCAAATTCTTTGCTTTGTCTTCAATAAGCTGTTCAAATTCAGTGTAAAGTTCTTCAGAATCATTGGTAAATCGAGATTTATAAATCCTTTCAAATAATTCTTTTGTATATGTTTCTAGCTCTGTAAATTTCGTTAATTGATTCATATAAATGTTAAATTGATTTAAAAATAAACTCCTGGTGTTATTATATACAATCTCAGTAAGTTATAGTCTGTTTAGCTGAGAGACTAATATATGAAAAATTTAAACAAACCATTAAGACTGTTTAAAACACGTAATTGTATATACAGGAGTAATAAGTTATTTGTTTTGAAAATTATAAATACATCTATCCGTACCAATAGCAATTTCAATTACTTTATAACCTTCTAAGTCTTTTCTTTTACTTATAGAGCAAACTTCCATATCTGATTTTACACATATAATATCAGTGGTCTGCTCAGAATAATCAGGAAGTCTATCACTTTCTTCAATTTTACACTCTCCAATCATGTCAGAGACTGCTTTTAGTACATCAGGATAGAGATTAATAGAATAATCAGTTGCTGTATTTGGTGAATAGATTATTTGAAATTCTAGTTGATAAAACTCTTTTAACCTCATAAATTTAGTAGGTTGGTCTTGTTCTTTTCTAAAAGACTTGCCATGCTGAAATATAACTATAGGAGGTTTTTGTTTTATTTCTCTGTAACTAGATAAAACATATTTAGCATACTCAAAAGAACCCATAGTTGTCTCTGGTCTCAGTGCAACATCATCAAGCATATAAATATCTTCTTGAGTGTATCCTTTATTTATCAATTCAATTGGTGTAAGTAAAGGAGCCTCTACTTGAATCATTGTAAATGCTGCATTCTGTTTTCTTAGTGAATTAATTATCTCTGAAGAGAAATAATCTTCAAATATTCTACGTAACTTAATTTCTTCTTGTGTCCAAAATATAAGTCCATTTTTGTTGTATAAATTTTCCATAAATTAAGATTAAAGTAATGGAGTAAATCAAACTCCATTACTCTGTTGTTGATTAATATGCTACTCTAAATATCATACATGAACCAGTAAATTGAGCAGTATATACTTGATATTTATTCTCAAGATACTTTTTTACTGATTGATATGTTGACCAAAGAGTGCATTTAAAGGAAATAATTCGTTGACGTTTCATGGTTATATTAATTAAGTTTTTGAATTTTTACTTTTTACTTGTTGTTCTTCATCTGCTAAATTATATTTAGCTAATAATCTCTGTGCTGTTCTTTCACAACATCCTAATGTCATTGCAAGTTCTCTTCTACTTTCTGAAGAATGAACTGCTACAAGAACTCTTGTGTATTCATCTTTAATGATAGTTAATATTGTGTTATTGATAACTTTCATCTCAGATAGTTTCATAGCACAAAACTCCTCTGTGAGAATATTATAACCATAGATTATATTATTCTCAACAGAAGATGCTTTCATGATTATCTTATCGTTGTAGTAAAGTTTACTCATTTGATTACTTCATAATAGTCATAAATAAGTTTAGCAAAGAATAATATCTCTATTAATATAGCTATACATATACTGATTATATAAAGTATCTTTTGAGTTGTTGTTTTAAATAGGTCTTTATAATCACTGTACGTAATCTTAGCTCCTACAATTGTTAATACTGCACATATAGTATAGATTAACAATATTATTAATGGATATTTCATCTTGTATTTATTTAATTACTCAACTCTCCAGATTCTTAATCCTATGTCTTCTCTTTTAGTTCTTATTTTCCAGTTCAACTTATTTAATTTAATAAACTGTCTCATAGAAGCTTCAGAAGACCTTCCTTTTCTGTAATCAGCAATATAAAAACTGTCACCAACTTCCATATCTTTATATGGATATTTTACTGTTGCTCCTAACCTTCCTTTAGGTATCGGAATACCTTTTTCTATTTTAATTTCTGTCATATCTGTTTTACTTTATATTTGTTATCTTGTACTTATTACCTACCCACTCTCCAGTTATTTCCCACGTGGTTGTGGTGAGAGATTGGATGTACTCAATTTGATTTAATGATTTTCTATTACTATGTTCAAAAGTTCTACCTGCTTCAAATGCAATAGCAATATCTGCTAAAGTAAATTTTTTATCAGATAAAAGTTCTTGTGATTTTTGGAAGCCTATTTCAACACCAATAACAAAAGACATTTCATGTATTATTTTATGGTTGAATTTATGTTCATCTCTTGCAAACTTTACAGTATCAAAATGCCCTATTTTTTTACACCATTCTTGTGATATGGCTGAAAAATCAAGTTGATGTTGTTGGGCTATGACTTTTTGTGTAGGATAGCTATAAGAAGTATCAATAGCTGTTTTAACTTTACCATCCCACAATATCAAATCTTTTTCTCCAATCTTATCCCCAGATGTTACGATAAACCCCTGTTGGGTCTTGTGTAGTTGTGTGTTCATGCTGTTAGTTTAAATAATAAAAGTACCAGATAGACCATAATAAGGCTACTATAAATACTGCTAAATTTACAACTATTGAAGAAAATTCATTATATACTGCATTATGTATGAATTTAAAGTAAGTTATTAATTTAATAGTACAATAAATTGTAAATGCTAAATATAGCATCCATAAAAATGTTATCATATTGTTTTGTTTTAAGTTTTTTTAAAATTATAACTGTGATATATAACACCACACATTACTTTTCTTACAAAAATTAAAGATTTAATTTCTTTTTTAGTCAGCTTTGTATTATCATTTTCTAAATCTTTATTAGTAAGTTTAATTATATTAGCTTTCTCTTGCTTCTTTTGTTTTCTTGGTATTCTATAATACATATATAGTATAGTTTAAATTGTTTAAATATTATCTACTTACCAAGTAGATTGCACAATAAGAGTGTCTTGGCTCTGTTTCTCTTTACTCAAAATAGATTACTCTATCTGAGGCTAAATACGGTTAATGCCGATTATAGCTGCCTCCATTATTGTTACTTAGGTTGTATCAACTATAAGTTCAGAAATACTTATATACCAAGTTACTCTACTCGATTGATTTTCACAATAACTTCATACCTCCTACCATATGTGTTAACTCACATCCTACCTTTAATAGTTATTGGTATAGAATATTATCTAATGTTTTGTAATAGCTGTGTCTTTTCACATTAACAACTTTTAATGACCTCTCTAAATACGGTATTTGTCACTATCACAAAACAATTAGACATGAGAATGATATTTGTGTTGTAGCAACTTCTCAGCCCCGTTCTTTTTCAAGTAGGCCTTCCCTCTCTGCTATGGGATAATTTCTCTTTCTCAAGGAGAAACAACACAATTTGTAGTAATAAACCAATAGACTTACACGCCTATGTCAGGGCTTTCATTATTGTTTAAATTAAACCTTTTTACAGGTTAGCCCCCACTCAGTCTTGCGCTGACAACAATTTTTTACTACAACTTTTTATGTGAATTACTCCCTAGCATGATAAGCTAAGCACGGGTTTTTAATCCACATTAGGTAAAATATCGAAAACCTATTTCTTAAAAACAATCATCTGTACTCTTCCAATGGAGTAATATTAATATAATAAGTAGGATACTTATCCTTTGTAGGTACTTACTTTAATACAAATACATTAAACATAACACTTTGGATTGTGTTGATACTATAATTCAGATTAGTAGAACTCACTGAATCACTGCCACCTAGTCTACAAATTGGTGCTTCTATAGTCACTCATAGTATTGTTTAATTGTAAATCAGATGATTGTTAATATTTTAATGTAAGTTATGATTAATCCAATCTATACAATCTGCTTCATTAGTATTTTCACCATAAGTAGATGCAGTAGCCCATGCTAATCTTAATAGTTCAGTAACTTCTTCTCTACTAAACATTTGTTTTTGTTCAGTTAAAATAGAGATTTCATTTGATTGATTGAGTTTGATTTCAACTCTGCGTACACCTTCATCATACTTAAATACGCCTAATCCTAAATCAACAGGAGTACTTAACCTTTGTTGATATAGTTTTTCTTCAACTTCAACCAATACTTTACTAATCACATTTCCTTTATTATATTCATTGATAAAGTATTCAATGAATGATTGAGGTATTTGTGACAAAGGTTTTATTAAATCTCTAAATACTCCATCAGGTCTTGTAAAAGGTGCTTTCAAAGAACTATCAGTAGTAGCAATTACTTTAAAATAATCAGTCTTCCTCTCTTTATAGTAACCTGTTTCAACATCAGTTTTAGTAGCTATTTGTACATTGTTTTGTATTTTACTGTATCTATAATCACCTTCTTTTATTTCTTCATCACTTAGAATGTAAAGATTCTGCGGTTCTGTCCATTCAGTTTTATCATGGGTTTTTTCATTCCAATATAATATACTTCGTAAATTAACATAACATAATTTACTTGGTTTATCTGTTGGTAGTAATACAACACCACACTCTTGATAAGCTTCATCAGGGTATTCTACTTTCATAGTAGCTTTCTCACTAGCTTCTTTCAATGCTTGTTCTACATGAAGTTTAGCAAATTCAATAGATTTCTCAATCATCCATTGAGGCATATCTTCTTTTGCAGATTTTAATTTATCTGCTTCTTTATTAAAAAATTCTTCTGCTGTTGGTATTGTTTTCATATCATTAATTATTAAAAGTTAATTTATTTCTTTGTAATTAGCTGTGATAGCCTCCTATGCGCTTCAAACACAGGAGTTATGGAT